ACTGGTGCCACCGCGTGATGGAGTGGCAGGTAGCCATCCATCTGCAGGACCTGTCCGGCTCCGGCAAGTACATCGGCGCATCCGCTGTGCAGGGCCGCAAGGTGTACGGCCTGAAGGTCTCCAAGCCCCAGACCCTGTACATCAAGCGCATCGAAGCGTAAGGAGGGCCCCGCCCATGAACTACTGCACCTATGACCAGTACACGGCGGCGGGCGGTACGGTGCCGGAGGCGGCCTTCGGGGTGCTGTGCAGCAGGGCGTCCCGGCTCATCGACAGCGCGACCTTCGGCAAGGCGGAGCCCCATGCCGCCGTGTGCGAGAGCTGCCGCCAGATGCTGGCGGATGCCTGCGCCCAGATCGTGGATCTGCTGGCTGCCCAGCTGGCTGTGGGTGCTGCACCGGGCGCACAGAGCGTCTCCAATGACGGCTATGCTGTGACCTTTGCGGCCAACACAAGCCTGAGCGCCGCCGTGCGTTTTGAAGCCTGGCATGTGCTGGAAGCCGCCCTCGGGGCGGACCCCCACGGCCTGCTGTACAGGGGGATCATGTGAGATGAACACGTCTGTTACCGTGGTCAACCTCATCCACGACACCGCCGCCGAGACCGACACGCCGGTGTGCTGGGTGTTTCCGGCCTGCAGCTGGCGGGAAAAGCTGGACACCTCCGGCACCGGCACCAGCAAGGACCCCGAACGCACCACCCACATCCGCATCCCGGCCAGCGTGTGCACCCTGGGCTACCTGCCCTATGTGCAGTGGGCGGCCCTGCCCGCTGCCGAAAAGGCAAAGCACTGGACGCTCAAGCGGGGCTGGAAGGTGGTGCAGGGTGCGGTGCAGAGCCTGACCGCCGAGGAATACGCCCGGCTGGAAAAGACGCACCCCTGCTGCACGGTGGCGGCAGTCTCGGACAACCGGGAGCCCCTGCTGCCGCACTGGCATGTGGAAGGGAGATGACGGCATGGCCACCATCTGGGACAAGAGCCACGGCGGACGCCTGACCATCACAACGCCCATGGGCACCCTGTTCACAGTGCAGCACCGCAGCGGCAAGTGCAAGGCACATATCCGCTGGAACAAGGACGTGGGGGCCAACCTGACCCGGGCCATGGTCACGGGCCGAGGCAAGCTCATGCAGCGCATCATCCGGGACACCCACCCGCTGGTGCCCTTTGACACCGGTATGCTGGACAATTCCGCCCAGCTGGCCACCGACTACGAGACCGGTGAGATCATCTGGTCAACGCCCTATGCAAGACCTCAGTATTATCTGCACCCCCAGGGCGAGGGCCTGCACGGTGACACCGGCCTGCGCGGCAGCTACTGGGCCGAGCGCAGCAAGGACGCCAACAAAGTCTCATGGAACCAGTTCTGGAAAGCAGTGATGAAGGAGGAAACCAGATGACCCCTGCCATTCAGGCCATGCGGGACTGGCTGCGCACCTGCCCGCTGGTGGCCTCTGCACAGGAGGACGGTGTGGCGTTCCGGGTGGGAGGCCTGACCGGCGACGCCGAGGAGTACACCATCCTGGACATGCCCGGCGCACCGGAGCTCAAGCACTATTTCAGCGGGTCGCTCCGGCTCAAGAACTATGTGTTGGCCTCCCACACCGTCTACAGCCCGGACAACGCCGCCCAGCAGGCCGCAGCCTCCGGCTTCTGGGACGACCTGACCGAGTGGGTGGACAGCCAGAACCGGGCCCGCAATTTCCCGCAGCTGGGCAGCGGGCGCACCGTCCGGGAGGTGTCCGTCACCTCCAGCGGCTACATCCTCGAAGCCGAGGGTGGGGCCTGCCGCGCCCAGATCCAGCTGCAGCTGATCTACTATCAACCGAAAGGAGCGATTTTATGACCGTTAAAGAAGTGATGACCGGCATCACCCCCAGTGCGGACTATGCCGGCCTGGAAATGGCGGACGACTTCGTGCTGGCATTCCAGACTGCTGACACCCAGAAGGATGTGAATGACTACATCGTCTGCCAGGAGTGCATCACCGAGCACTCCGCCTCCGTGAACCCCGGCACCCAGGACAAGCAGTATATCCGCAAGGGCAACGCCACCATCAAGACAAGTGCCCAGCGCACCTTCTCAATCTCCGGTGATCGCACCCATGGCGACCCCTGGCAGGATTGGGTCACCAGCCTGCCCGTGATGTTCGGCACCGGCAGCGCCGTGATCGTGCCGTATGCCTATTTCTCCATGCTCACCGGCAAGGGTGAGACCGGCAAGGCCTCCGTCATCGTCAACAATGACGCATCCAACGGCGCAGGCAACAACGCCGGCATCTCTGTCACCGTCTCCGGTGTGGAGAAGCCCACGGAGTACACCTACAGCGTCAGCCCGCAGTCCGCCAAGACGGAAAAGGCCGTCAAGGCGTAAGTTCTCAACATGTCCCCGTCCACCTCCCCGGACGGGGATTTTTTATGCCCTGAACCAGCCAGATCAAGCCGGGGCAGCACCGGCGCAGGGCCCAACGAAAGGAGCTTTTTATGATTCTTCGCAACGTGAAATTCGATTTTAAGGTGACCAAAGGCAAGGACTACAAGCGGTACATCCAGGGCTACAAGGCAGCCATGGCGGCGCTGAACGCGTTGGATAAGGAAGATGACGAATACCTCATCAAGTTCAACGAGATCCTGGATGACTTCTTTGCGGATCTGCTGGGCGAGGATTACGACCAGCGCCTGGGCATCGACGTGGATGACCTGGAAGATCTGATGCAGCTGCTGGCGGACTTCAACGCTGCCGCTGACCCGGAGGCACTGGAACGCATGGCCGCCCTGCAGCCCATCGACCGGGAAGCCATGAAGGACGCCAAGAGTTCCATCCCGGCACCCATCCCCATGCCCATGAACCGGGAGCAGCGCCGGGCAGCACGCCGGGCCAAGGCATGACCCGCCCGGACTGCTACCTGACCGACAGCCTGCCGCAGGGCTTTGAGACGGACTTCCGGGCGTGGGTCACCTACGACAACATGGCCGCCCGGGCCCACACACCCGAGCAGGAAGCCGCCCTGCAGGACTACGCCCAGCGGGTGCTCATACATGGCCCGCTCACAAAGGACAACCTCGACGCCTTTCTGGACTTTTACCGCTGCGGCGCCGAGGAATCCGAGCGGGAGAAGCGCAGCGCGGAGGCGTTCCGGGAAATGCCCCGGGGCTTTGATTTTGCGGTAGACGGCCCCCTGATCTGGGCGGCCTTTCTGCAGACCTACGGCATCGACCTGCGCACGGCGCAGCTGCACTGGTGGGACTTCATGGCCCTGTTCCGGAGCCTGCCGGACGAGTGCCGCATCTGCAAGATCATCAGCTATCGCACCGAAGATCTGACCGACATGCCCAAGGGAATGCGGGAGCAATACGAGAAGCTGCGCCGGGTGTACGC